ATTGTGTAGCTGACATCAATAGTTAAACTATTGACAAATATGCCGTTGCCCGCTACGAAATGCTCAGATGTTAATTCACCAGTGCTAGGTTTGTACAGATATTTGGCGTTGCTGGTATAGATTGTCGACAGCGCGCCAGAGGTCGCAGCAGCAAACGTTGGGTAGACGTTGGTGGCTGTTGTCGTGTCATTCGTAATGGTTGCGCCCGAGCCGGTCGGCAGTGCCCAAGTCGCTGTTGTGCCATTCGATGTCAGCACATACGTATTGGCACCAATCGGCAGGCGAGTCGAGCTGTTGGCGCCGTTGCCAATAATCAGGTCGCCCGTGCTGGTGACTGGCGACAAGGCGTTAAATGCTGCGCTCGCAGTCGTCTGGCCTGTGCCGCCGTTGGCAATCGGCAGGGTGCCTGTCACCTGCGTGGTCAGGCTGACGTTAGAAAGCGTGCCGCCTAGTGTCAGGCTGCCACTGGATGTGACTGTGCCAGACAGGCTAATACCGTTGACCGTACCGGTGCCAGACACACTGGTGACCGTGCCTACGTACTGGTCGTTGGATGTAATCGTAAAATTTGGGTACGTACCACTGATGCTGGTCGTGCCTGCGCCCGTCAGCGACACCACTTGGTCAGGTGCCGTATTGGTCACCGTAAAGCTGGGGTATGTGCCTGACGTGCTAATGCCCGTGCCGCCCGTCAGTGACACTACTTGGTCAGGCAGGGTGTTGGTGATCGTAAAGCTAGGGTACGTGCCGGACGTGCTAATACCTGTGCCGGCGGTCAGCACGACCGTCTGGTCTGGCGCCGTATTGGTAAACGTCACGTCGCCCGTGGCAGACGACACCGAGATGCCAGTGCCTGCGACTGCGCTGGTTACACCCGTATTGGTGATCGTGATCGATCCTGGGCCTTCAGTAATGCTGATTGCGGTGCCGTCAGTCAGGTTAGCGTTTTCCCACACCCCGGCCACAGCGTCATAAATCAACGTATTGCCAGACGCAAGTGAAGTAAAGTTGACGTTGCCGTCCGTGCCGCCTAAGACGGAGCCAAAGGTAGGGCGGACAAACAGGATGCCGTTAGACACTCCCACATTAACTACCGCAGCTACCGTAACAATCGCCGCCGGGGCGGTGGGCTTTATTTTGGTTAAGCCGCCTGTTACTAAGGGGTTGTAGTACAGCTCATCTCCCTGCGCCCACGTTTCCGCGCCGCCGGTGGTGTCAATCTGTTTAACTTCGCCAAACGTGGTAACAAACACCCAGTCATTTGTTGCGCCGCTTTCATGGGCAATACCCAAGATGTAGTTGGCCTGCTCCGGCAACAGCCCTGTGGCAGGCTCGGCTTGTAAGCCGCCGCTGGCGCCCAGCGTGCCACTAAACATTAGCACCTGACCTTTGGTAGCCGCAGCGGAGAGCTTGACGCGGTAATACAGCTCCTCACCAATACGCTGGATGGCCGCACCATTCATCTGGAACGTCAGCGTTTGAAACTGATCGGTGTCATCGTAGTACAGGCGGCCTGTCGCGTCCGTGACGGTGGCAGTCGTATCAAACTGAATGAAGTCGGGGGTAGAAATACCGCCGGTCACACCCGACATCGATGTGATGTCCGAATTAGCGCCTGACGCAGCAGCACCAAGGTTAGTACGTGCTCCGCTGGCTGTGGTGGCGCCTGTGCCGCCGTTATCGACGTCTAGGGTTCCGGCTAGGGTAATCGTGCCGGACGTCGTCACAGGCCCGCCAGAGGTCGTTAAGCCTGTCGTGCCGCCGGAGACATTGACTGAGGTGACCGTGCCTGTACCGCCGCCACCGCCTTGATTGGCTTTGTTCAACAGGTTTAGGAAGAACCGATACCAATCACGCGACACCATGCCCGTCCGGTCGTCGGTGATCGGCGACTGGTTCTTGGGTATTTGCGGTTCGTTATCTGGATTAGGCATTGGTGCCGGTCAATGCAAGTTCGGCACCCATGATGGCGATCTTAACGGGGTCGGTGCCCGACACCTCGTACACGCGGTCACGCAACTTGTTGGTCATGCCCAGACGGCGCCAGAAAGCTCTGAAGCCGTAATTGCCCATCTTGCCCATGCCCGCCCACTTCTCGTTCGACCATGTGTGACCGCCATCATCTGAGAAGCGCAGCATGACCTGCGGGTCGTTGCCTTGGCCAAGAACCAATCCAACGCCTGTCTCGCACTCAAGCTGCAAGGCATGCTGGGCAGTACGCTTTAAGTTGTTCTGGCCGGTAGGTAGTGCCCGCCATGACCGCAGCCATTTTTGTGGCAGGTTGTCGTCAGCAAACACGTCCAAGTCGTACGCGTAAATCTTGCCGTTCTGGAAGTCACCCACCACCACTTCGTTGTTGAAGAACATCTGGCAGTTGGCGCGGTGACGGATAAACTGGCCGTTGGCAAACCCAGCACGTTCATGCCAGGCTTGGGTGGCCACATCGAACACCCAAGTCTTCTGGGCGGTCGGGAAGGTCAACACGTAGAACGCATGGCCGTCTTGCTGGTAGGTAAACGCAATCGCGTCTGAGATGGTGCCGTAGCTCTGGATGGCGTACTCGACCGCGTGGGTTGAGATGCGCTGGCCAGTGTAGCCTTGGGCACGGAACACCACGCCTTGGCCACGGGCATCCGACCCTAGCCAGAACAACGAGTTGTCCATCTTGGCGACCGAGAAGGTCGCAGCGCAGCCGATCTCGTTGACGGCACCTTGGATGCGGGCCAACGGAAAGGGTGTAGTAGCCGCGTCGTACCAAACCTCAACGGACTGGGTGCCGAACAGCCACACCTCGCGGTGGTCAACAAACAGCGACACCAATCGGTCTGGCATGCCTTCAGCGCTTGCAAAGCTCAAGGGGTCAATCTGAGTGCCATCAAGCAGCTCAGACGTCCAGAAGCGGTCTGAATTGGGTTCCTGAAAGATAAAGTAGCCGTCCAGATAGCCGACAGTCACCGCGCCTGGAAAGTCGACGTCGGTGATCTCCGCATACGCTTCAGTTGCCGCATCGTAGATGTACCCGTCAGGGTTGGCCGCAATGAAGAGCTGCGTGCCGTTATCGACCATCGACACGGGGCCAGTGCCCGACACACCACCGATCGGTGTGACCGTCCAGTTGGTATCTATCCGATACAGTCGCGCGCCTGACACGGCATAAGCGTAGTCACCGTAAGCCCACAAACCACGGATAGGGCCGGTGCCAACGGTAGCCAGCCTGCGCAAGCCCGGCGCGCGGTTTAAATACGCAGGCTCGTTACCCTCTGGCGCCGGTGTGGCTTCGGGGTACAAGTTAATCATTCTTGCGTCCGCAGCGTTGACGCTGCGAGCTACATAGGATTGGCCAAGGATGGGCGTCTTTATGATATACTCCTATACATATTAAAAGGAGTCGACATATGGAAACATGGAAGCCAGTGCTTGGGTTTGAAGATTTGTACGAGGTAAGCGATTACGGAAATATACGGCGCACCGCGCGAGGAAAACTGTTTACCGCAGATCAAATTACCCAAGCCAAACAAATGTTGGAAGCTAAAAGTACTTTGAAAACGGTAGCTGCGTTTTTGAATACTAGCGTTACGACGGTTATGTCCATAAAGCACGGTAAGACTTGGTCTGGCGACGCGCGCTATCGTATGTTGACGCCAAGGCCCGACACCAAGCACTACATGCAAATTGATTTGGTTTGTAAAGGTCAATACACGCGAAAACGAGTGCATCGTGTAGTTTGGGAAGCGTTTAACGGGCCAATTGAAGGGCGATTGGAAATAAACCATAAAGACCTTGACCGCACCAACAATCGATTGGATAACTTGGAAGTTGTAACCCACCAGCAAAATATTCAGCACGCGCACGCTATTTACGCTGAAGAACGCAAACATTTGCCCAAAGGCAGCCGAAGCGGCCCGTATGGCAGGTACGATAATATTAAACATACTTAGTAGTTGCCTGCAAAAATGTTATACCGCTGTCTGCTGGCCACGATCGCGTAAGGCATCGACATCACGTCGTCTGGGTTGTTGATGCGCTTCAGATTGCGTTTGGACGTCATGGCAATCCGAGTGACTTGCGGCATAGGCTCAACGCCAAACTCGTTGGCAATTTCCATTGCCAAGTTGTACTTGAACGCCCGCAGATAGCCCGGCGGGAACGACAAGGTGGTGTTCAGTGTTGCCGGTTTAGTCAGCTGCTGCACCGACACAAAATGCCACTCCAACAGCCGTGTGGGCTTCGGATAGATGGTCATGGTGATGTCAGGGAACGTATT